CCCCAGACCTACCCTGTTATTGGCGGCATCAACGTAGAGCGTGTTGCTGTCAATATCGACGTTGCCGTTGGAGTCGATGGTCAGGCGAGCCGTGCCACCCGTTGAAATTCCGACCTGATTGGCGCCGGGAGAATAGAAGCCTGTGTCGGTGCCGCTGTCCTTGAAGTAAAGCGATGGGGCGCCAGCCGTGCCGTTCTCCAGTGCAATCGTTGAGTACTCACCGTCAAGTTGAAATAGTGTGATCCAACCCGAGTTCGCGGAATTGCGGAGCTTGAGGAGATTAGTGGTTGTGTCTGCCCACCACTGATAGGCGTAGGTGGTCGCCGGCTCGGTGGCGCCGCTGTTCTGGCTGACGATGGCGGCCAGTGCATTGTTGAGATCGGAACGGACGGCAGCACCAGTGCCGTTAGCGATCACGTAATCGTGTTGTGCCATGCCGAGTCCTTACCAGGACAGTATTTGTCCAACTTTAGCCGCCTCGGCCATAGCCAACCGCACTCCAGTTGAAATTACGGTTGACCGCCGTTCCACCCGAGTTTTTGAAGGTGACCGTGAAGCCGGTGCTGCTGATGCTGGTGACCTCAAAGAATTCGCCGCTTCCCATGTTCAAAGCCGTGATGCCGATGCTGGGCAAATAGGTATTGACGCCGCCGAGGCTGGCCGTACCAACGAAAAACGGTTTGTCGAAGGTGATGGCCTTGGCGCCTGCTCCGCTGGCAATCGTGCCATTGCTGTTTTCGGTGCGTCGCTGCAACGTGGCGGTGTAGCCCAGCTCGTCGATCAGGATGTTCTGCGCCACGTCGTTGGATTGCAACTCGGCTTGGAACTGGAACGCCCGCGCCTTGTAGGTGCCGCTGATGAACTCCTGATAGGCCGACCAAGTTGGTGTGCCGCTGGGGTTGTCGTCAGTGGTGCGAACTTTTAGGACAGCATTAACGCGGTTCACATCGGCGCCATCCCAGTTCAACCAGTCATCAACCAGACCCGAGCGGCCATCTAGCGTGTCGTTCGGCAGGAAACCACGGGTAACAAAATGGCGCGTCAGATCCAGTGAGAATGTGCTGCCGAGATCGAGTGCATTGGCGAAGCTGTAGGTGCCGGTGGACGTAATGTCGCCCATGAAGTCGAACGAAGTCAGCGCATCAACGTCGGGGACGCTGTCAAGGAGTTGAGTGCCATCCAGCGTCAGCGCGTCGTAGCCATCGTCGTAGAAAACATCAACTTGGCTGCCTTGGAACGGTGGGCTGTCTTGGTCTTCGCGGCGGGTTTGGACAATCAGCTTGCCTTGGGTTTCAGGCAGGTCAATGATGACGCTGGTTTCGTTGGGGCTGAGGCGTCCGCCATCATCAATGAAACGAACGAAGATTTCACCTTCTACCAGCGGGATTGTGGCGGTGGTTGCGTTTCCGGGGAGCGCAGGGACAAGGTCAACCGAATCGTTCCAGCTAGCGGAGCCGTCAGTTAAAGCGGAATGGCGAACATAAACCGCGCCACCATTTACAACGTCGATTTCAAACGATGGTTCCCAGCTAAGGCGTGCTGTGTTATCGCTCAGGACTTCAAGTTGCAGGTTTTGAACATCGGCGGGGTTAGCGGTTTTGCCAACCAAGTCAAATGTTGCCGTTGAAATTGGACCCGTCTTGCCTAAGGCGTTTTCAACTTGGATTTGAACGTAGAGCCTGCCTTCACGCAGTCTGGTTAAAGCAGTCGATGGAGCGGTTGTATTGATTCGCTGCCAGTTGTCATCGTTCATCCGATATTGGACAACGTAGTTATTGACTGCACCAGCGGGTGGGATCCAATCAAGTTGGAAACCAACAAGGGCGCTATTTCCTTCGGCGTAAAGATATTCGTAACCGTTGATGCTGGATACGGCGCCCGGAGTTTGGGTCAGCGTTGAAATTGTCGGGGTAGTAATTACAAGGTCGCTTTCAATGGAGGCGTAAATGGATTCGTTGTACGCCAATGCGGTTACGCCATAAATCCCGCCTTCAGCCTCAGCGACATTGAGGACGCGAAATTGCTGTGCTTCAACATCGCTGGTTTGAATCAGCCAGATGGCATTGGCGTTGGGTGCTTCGCTAAACGCGCTGCTGACATTAATTGTTGTGCCGGAAATGCTGCTAATGGTTTTGGTTTCTACCAAGCCGTTTGGCATCAGCGCGGAAACCGTTGGACTGTTGGATAGGTTGACGGTCAGGTTGGCGCTGCTGTCAACGGTGATGGCGGTTGTGGTGGCAGAACTGACGCGACCGCTACGGCGTGTCCCAGCCTTCATCGGATCGGCAATGTCAATAACCATCCCAGGGCGCAGGATGATACCGCTGTCGATTGAAACTGAGAAGGTGACGGTTTCGGTCAGGTTTTGTTCGCTCAACAGCGCCCATTTACCAGCACGGTGCGCTTGACCTTGGCTGTAGCAACCCAGCGCCTTGATGTCTTTGTTGATGATGCCGTATTTAGAAACGGCGCTTGCATCTTCAACGTATTCGTACTGAACTTCGCCAAGCGATTCGTAGGTCTGGTACGCAACAGTTGCGGTGGTATGACGTGCCTTTTGAGATGTGCCGCTGTAAACAAAAATGCCGTCAACAACGTTGCTTGGTCCTAGCAGGTATTGCGAATCGCCGGGTTTGTCCTGTTGCAACACAAGTGAGCCAGCACCGTAATAGGCAATGCCACGGAACAGGCTGGTCATCTCTTGGATGACGTTGTAAACCTCGTCGCGGCTGTTGATCAGCAGATTGCACGAAAAGCGAGGCTCCGAGCCGCCTTTGCCGTTATCAACCAGTTCGTTGCAGTATTGGCTGATGGAAAAGAAGTCGTAGCGATCAAGGCTGCTGGTAGGAATACTGGCGCCATAGCGGGTGTTGGTCAGTAGATCCCACAAGCACCAAGCCGGATCGTTTGTCCATGTTGCTGCGGCAAAAGTTCCGTCCCAGACACCGGCGTAGGTGATGCGTCCCGGATACGTAGTGGTGTCAACCGTGGCGTTGCTTGGGACGGCAACTTTGATGCCGCGAACCAGATACTTACGGCTTGGGATGTTATTGAACTGGCGCGAGTCAAAACGCAGGAACGCAAGTGCGGAGTTTGGGTAGCGGAATCGCTGATCAATAATTTCGGTGTAGCTATACCAGTACAGTTCGTTTTGCGTTCTAGCTGATGAGGCGTCATCACTGGTGCGAACGACCTTGATGTCAACTGGGAACGCGCCAGTCAGTTCAAAGATGTAATCGCGCTGGTAACGGCTGCTGGTTTTGCCGGCAATCGTGTCAGAAAGAACGGTGTTAAAGCCGCCGCCGTTGTATTGAACTTTGATCTCTAGCGAGACGCTGGTCGCAAGGATGTCGCCGTTGGTCTGAAACTGTTGAAGGTTTGGGACAACAATGGTGACGCGGATTCGGTCAATGTTGTTGTTGGCAATCGAACGAGTTACAGGAAAATCTTTGGTGATTTCAACGTTGACGATGTTTTCACTTTCAGTGCCAATGATGTCCGGTATAACCGCCTGATCTTGCGTGCCATTGCGGGTAACAACGGTGTAGCCCGTGAAATTAGGGCTGTCGTTGGCATCAACGATTGGCGTGCTATCGAGATAAATGCCCTTGGTGCTGTTTTCAACGCCTTGGATTTCGCCTTCACCAAGAAGGTCCAGCACATTGGCGTATTGGACCGACTGCAGCGAATCGTCTGCCTCTGTTGGGGTTCGTTGTGCAGCACCACCGCCAGCACCTTTGCCGCCACCGCCACCTCCACCGCCACCAGCGCCAGCGATACCAAGACCGAGGCCGGCATTGTGGACGCGAACACCGTTAGCAATGAAGGTGTGGTGACCTTCGACGGTCAGGTTGTAGACAGTGCCAGTGCAGAATTCGGTCTTGCCGACGATGGGACGGAGGTGACCGTTGGCATCAACGAGGCAGTCGTCAGTGCCAAGCGTGTCAATTTCGACGAAGGCATTGAACTGGTTGAGAACCCAGTGGTTCGGGGTGGCATCAAGATGCTGTCCGCCCCAGAGCGTGTAACGAATGACGCGCTCGCCTTCGTGTTCGTGAACCTTGAGGATCTTGGCTTCGTGGACTTCGCCGGTGTGGTCAAAGCTCAGAACCAGATCGTCTTGCTGTAGTTCATCAATGCGGCGTTGGCCGCTGGGAACCGCGACGAGCGTATGCCCTAGGAAGCAACCGCCACCACCGCCTCCACCAGAGCCAATAATTCGTGTCATATCAGTTGATCGACGTCAATACCAACAGAGATTACAGACGATCCGGTGAAGCAACGGCCATAAATAATTGGCACGGGCAAGCCTTGCTTTTCGGTGTTGACGATGCCTGAGAACGTGAAGGATTCAAACTTTGCGGCGTCGCGTCCGCGCTCGTAGGTATTGACCGCAGCAGTTGAATTGACGGGAGCAGGCGAAAGGGCTTGTGCGACTCCTCCCAATGCCACAGCAACACCAATAGCGCCGATTGCGCTGGATGCCGCCGCGCCAAGCGTAAAACCGGAGGCAGCCCCAGCGGCTGTACTGCCAAACGCACCTGCGCCTAAACCAAGAAAACCGCCGCCAATCGGAGCGGCCAAAATAGCCAACGCAACAAGACCGATGCCCGCAAAAATTTGCCCCGCGCCTTGTCCAGCGCCAGTCAACACAGGGGTAATGCTGAATACTTCACGTTCACTCCACGGACCAACAATTAAGCCTGCATTGTGTTCTGTAAGTTTTTCTTTTCCGATGGTTACGCGATAGCTAACTCCGTCATTTTCGCTATCCAATAACCACTTTTCTAGGCCGGGAAAGTTGATGCAAAGTGCCTTGAGCGCCTGCGCTGGCGTGTCGGCCTCAAACTGGAAGCGGCATTGCCCCAGCTTTTTGCGGAGTGCGCCGTAGACCTTAACGACTTTCATGCCGCAGGACTCGGGCGGTGCTTTTCAAATAATAACCGCCGTACACGTCCCTGCTACTGAGCCGCTTCTGGACGTGGTGGATGATCAGTTGGTCACCTAGGTAGATGGCGGCGTGGTTGGGCAAGGGCGACTGCAGTTGCATCAGGATGGCATCGCCGTATTGCAGCTCTTCCAGTGGAATCGGGTAAAAGCCTTCGTTAGCAAAGTTGTCTAGGTATAAATTCTCACCTCGTAGCCAGAACTCATCGCGGCGGTCGTAGTCGCGGAGGTTCAGCCCAAATTCGCGGTTGTACCAGTCCCTGCAGAGCGTGTAGCAGTCCACCACGCCAAAGACGAATTCGCGCCCCACGTAGGGCAGTTCAAAGCCTTCTGGCTCGCAATAGCCCCACTGTTCGGTCTGGGGATTGACGATGTGCCACGGCAAACCGGATTTTTCGCAGGCAACGCGGTCGGCTTGGGATGGTGCAGGGTTGGTCTTGGGGTGGCTATGCACCACGGCGACGATTTCGCCTTGGTCTTCGGCGGCAACGTAGTCGGCGGGATCCAGTACGAAATGTTCGTCTGGCGTTTCGGCCATGTTGCGGCAGGGGAAATACCGCTTACGACCCTTGACCACCGCCACCAATCCGCAGGATTCTTTGGGGAACTCAGCCTTGGCGTGTTCCAGTGCAGCAGTCTGTACGGCTTCGGATAACTTCATTGGGTCAAACCTGCGCTAGGGAAGGAACCGAACGGCAAAACCGCAACGTCCCTAAACGTGTAGTTCTGATCAGGGGCAATAAAGGAATAGGTTTGCGAAGTGAAGGTTGGGATTTGGTAGAAGTCGTAGTTGTTGTAGGTGCTGCCAGAGTTAGGCGCCGAGTAGTTCAGGTAGACGTTATTGCCGCTGATCGAAGAAATTTGTGCCTTGGCGCTTTTGGGAATACCCGGACCAGTCACATATTGACCAACCGCAAGCGATGACACATTGGTTACATTCATCTGGGTTGTGTAAGGTTCAAGCCGAGTTTCAAAGCCTTGGACATTTTGATATTGCGGTCCAGCTTTATTGGCGCCAACAAGGACACGGCGATATACAGTTACACGCGTATATTGAGGAACCAGATTGCCTGATTTAGTGCCAACAGCGGTCAAGGTATCCCACAGATCCCAAGGCTGACCAAGGGTTAGCGTCGTTCCAGAAATTGAAAGGATCGTTGCATTCGGCGGCACATTTGGTCCGCTAACTTTCATGCCAATCGCAAGTCCGGTTGTATTGCTAACAATCAGATCAATGCGGTTGCTTTGAATTGTTCCGGTTTTTGTAATTGATGTGGTCGCCGTGGCATTGGCGCTCATGGTCACGGTTGTGCCACTGACAGCCGATACGGTTGTGCCGCTCGGTACGCCAAAGCCCTTTACTGAGGCGCCAACTTCAACGCCAAATGTTGCGCCAGTAACAATCATTTGATCGCTGCCAGCAGTAATTGATGCCTGACGGACAAACTGCCCAAAGCGGGCATTGCAGCTTGAAATTCGTTTGCCGCATACATCGGCTGCCAGCGTTGCCACGTTGTTGTCGTTGGCGTCAAAGTAAATGTTGCCGGTGTATCCGCATTCGGTACTGCGATATTTCCATTGGCAAATGTTGGCAATGATTTGGCGCTTGGGAATCATCACGCCAGCGAGGTCAAATTTGCTGGCTAGCTCAAAGCTCACCGAGTCGCGGTTTTCACTTGCCTTGCGGTCTACGTACCAGATTTCGTCGGGGAATTTGGCGTGGGGATCTGCTGCAGTCTCGCCGTCAAGGTATTTCTTCAGGGTGCGGATGCGTTTGACCGTGGCGCCCCCCAGGTCGTTGCCGGGTGTGGTGGCGTTGACCAGCAACAGCAGTGTGGTCATCGTGCCGTCCAAGTTGCTGATGGTCAGCGTGGGGCGTGGCAATGTGCCGGTGTTGGTGTATTCAAAACCTTCGGCTTTGACGGGCAGGCGGGCGTAAGCGTTGCCGTTCCATGTGATGTTGCCGGTGACATTGGCGTTGCAGCCGTTGTGCCAGCGGTAGGTGTCGCTGCTGCCGTGCAGGGTGGTGTCCAGCGTCATCTCAAACAGTTCGATGATGGCGCTAGGTGCCAGTGCGGCCAGCTCCTCGTAGACGCTGCTAATCGCCGTCCAGATAACCGTTCCATCGGTAATGGTGCTGCCAATGTCTGTTGGCCACGCCGGTTGGGTGCTGGAACTAGTGCCAGCCGTGGTGCATTGGAAGACAAGGCCGGATGCCTGCAGGCTGCTAGCGCGGACAATATCGCCAACGGCGTAAACAGTTGAACTAGCCCAAGCCGAGTACGCCATCAGGGTTCAAATACTTGGCGGAAGGTGGCCGTAATCGTATTTACGTTGGCGTAACGCAGATCACGCGACCAACTCTCCACGACCCACTTGTAAGCCGTTGCTTCATCCAATGGCGTCCAATCAAAGCTGGCATTGTCAGCAGCGCGTGCATCAAAGAACGCCTCAATGGCATCGGCATCCGTGCTGTCCTTGGCTGTCCAAGTCAGATCCCAAATGCGTGGGTTTTGATTTAACCCATAGGTCAGACGTTGCTCGTAGCCATCGCCAAACTGCACCTTGCGCACGTTGGGCTGGCTTTTACGTGACGCACCGAAATCAGGCGTGGTGCCGCCTGTACTGGTGCCAACAGTGACATCGTTGAAAGTGGCCATTACGCGAGCAAGCCTCCAGGACGTTTCTGCTTGATCAGCTCTTGCTGAACGGCGATGCCGATTGCCTTGCCAAGTGCATTGGCCTGTTGACCGTTGCCTTCAACGTTGCTGCCATTGGCATCGACATTCACCACAACATTACCGACCCCACCGCCTTTCATGGTTACAGGAATGCTGCGGCCATCAGGAAGAGGCACATAGGCTTCAGGACGGCTTCCTTCGCCATACATAGCGAGCTGCGGACCGCTTGCAATACCGCCAGCGGCGTAACGCTTGAGTTTTAGTGGACCTTGTTGGGTCATGATGCCACCCATCGCAAAGCTAAATCCGCCCATAAATGCAAGCGGATTGAATGAGGTAGCGTTCGCGTTGTATTGGGAAACCCCGGACAAGGGAGCAACAGCAGAACCGGTGGGTCCACCCAAGAAACCCAGTGAAGACATAATTGTTTTCAGCACGTATTGCTGAATAATCATTCG